GACGAAAAGCCATTCTATTTTGTCTGTTAACCACCAAGTAAATTGGAAAGTGACAGACTATATAGTCTTGCATTGGAAATGAACACAAGTGACACACTTGCGTTTAGTGATCCGAGTGTACCGTTGACACGATCAGATCACAAGGGGTCTGGTAATACTAGCAGACCCCTTGTGTGTCACCCTAATGTTATTCCGATACAAAACGGAAACTTGAAGTACCGAACTTCAACCAACACACTAGGGTGCATACGTCCAGATAAATCCAGTCGTGTAGTCAGAAAAGCACAGAGTTCTGGGTTGGCGCCAACCCAGAGAACACCCCCCCCTGCCGGGTGCCCGACTCGCTACGCTCGGCGACCCGTCATCCCCCAAGGGGGAAGCTTTACAATAATGTCGAGCAGGAGAGTGTTGCGTTCTAAAGTATTCATTCTGCAATTTGCACAATGCCACGCACTTCCTCACCACGTCCACGTCAGTTCTGCTTCACCTGGAACAATCCCGATGAACAAGCCGAACATTACCTCAACAACGCCGTCTGGAACGGGTCAGTCAAGTACATGGTCGTGGGTAGAGAGATCGGTGAGTCCGGTACGCCTCACCTCCAAGGTTTCATCCAATTCAAATCAGCTCGATCCTTTCACGCGATCAAGCAGCTCCTCCCGAAATGCCACATCGAACAAGCGATGGGATCGGGTATTCAAAACTTCGAATACTGTTCGAAGGACGGAGATTTCTGGGAACGCGGGACGCGCCCAGTATCCAAAGCCGATGCTTCCAAGCAAACTTGGAAGGACATCATGGTCGCCGCGAAAAACGGCAACCACGTATGGATCGAAGAAAACCACCCACGTGTCTGGATCCAACTTTCCTCTCGTCTACTCAGCTTACGTGAGACAAAAGGAACTCTACTCGACGGGGACCTCGAGCACGAGTGGTGGGTTGGACCGACAGGCACGGGAAAATCCCGCGCAGCGTGGGCGCTCTACCAAGGAAGTCATTTCCAAAAAGAGATCAACAAGTGGTGGGATGGCTACGCCAATGAAGACGTGGTTATCATCGAAGAATGGTCACCCGACAACCGTTACACCGCACAAGCATTGAAACAATGGGCTGACCGATACCCATTCACTGGGCAAATCAAAGGCGGTACCCTTCAGAAAATTCGCCCGAAGAAAGTCATCGTCCTATCGAACTATTCGATCCGATCATGCTTCCCGGACGAACGAGACTGGGCACCACTCGAACGTCGTTTCACGGAATTGGAATTCCCGAAAGACGAAGCGATAGCTGGTCAAAGAGCGGCTGCATTTATGGCAGCCAGGGTCATCGAAGACGAACCCGAAGATCAACCAACTCAGGACGAACTGAAAGTCGGCGGCATCGATATCTCGATGCACGAGGACACTCCACCAGCAGCCATTCAACTAGAAGAGGTGCCACTCGGAGATTTGTGGTCCGATTATGCCAACACGGCGGACCTCGACAAGTTCTTCACGGGATGGATGTGAGGATGGGCATGGTTACTTGACTAGCGTAGGTGGTGGTAGATTGGGAAATGTGGCTGCTCTCCGCCTTACGGTAACGAAGATACATTGTTTACATTCAAACTCCCTCCTACCTATTTCACTACGCTCATGGAAGGGGGTCCCAGTTTTCACATATAACAAGTAGTATTCGATAGCCGAAAGGCTACGTTTAGCTGCCATTTCCCAATCTACCACCACCTACGCAAGTCAAGTAACGATGTCCAGTACTCCCATTCAACCGATGACCGAACAAGTCCGACGATCCGGCGAGTTGGAGCATATCATGATCCACTATATGTCCGAGCAAAACACTGCTCTAGTCGAGCAACTCAACGACTGGCAGGGTGCCTACAACACGCTCGAAGAACGGGCCGACCGAATCTTCGAGCAGAACGTCCAGTTGGATAGACGTCTCGGGTGGGCTCGCCATGAACTCCAAGCCAGCCGAGACATGTCAGATCGTCTATTCGACATGCTCATCGCGATCACGCACGCGAATCCGAATCTCGCCGAAGAACGCGAAGCGGTCCTCCGTCTCATCGAACATCCTAACAACGTGATCGACCTCACCGATCTTACAACGGACGAGGAACTATCTGACGAAGAATAATTGTAGGATTACCAGCTTAGAAGTAGCCTAGCGAACTAAGTACTCAAATCTACCTACAATTCATCCCTTTGCCTCCAGTAATTAGTAGGAATACCATCCGCTTCTAATTCCATCAACACAAGATCTACTTGCGCCTGCCATTCGGCCTCCGCAAGAGTCTTTTGTACATCACTCGCTGCAAGCTCGCTATCAACTCTAATGATAGACATTATATCCGCAACATTCACAGGTCCGCCAGGCGCACGCGATGGCGGACCTCGAACATCGACAATGTGACCATCATCGAGCAGCGGAGGCCGTGTAGCAGGTGGAGCTGCGCGGACGGCCTCAATCAGCGGTGCTACATCCGCACCTACACATTTGCAACCAAACGATTCGGATTAGAATTCACACCGCCAATGCCAACAGCCTGTTGAAATCCACTAACAGCAGATGCAACAGCAGACTGGCCAATAGAATGCGCGTACGGAAGTACGACATTATCAAACAGATGCTGACCTGCGCTAGAAACACCAGCTCTCACCTGGTGAAGAGCAGCTGCAACATACTCACCCTGACCTTGCTCGGTATGAGCAAAATCAGTGTGAGAAGACATGTTGCTGGTCTGCTGTAAAATCTCCGGACGGAATTGTGCAGCAGTAGAACCATTCATCGAACTCGTAGACTTCGGAATTGCTTCAGTCATGAGCAAATGCTCAATAGACAAAGGTGACGTCGAACCGACACCTTCAACAGCAATCAAAATGGTACCCCACGAATGGGGAACGGAAAACTCAAGGTCTTGACCTTGCTTAATATCCGAAGCATCTGTAGACAAATAACGGAAGGCCGTGTCATCTACATACTTGTTGACGATAGTCAACGGACTCTGAGTCAATGACGCAAGCGTAACACGCTTGTAGTATTGATACCCAGAAAGCCCGCCAGGTGTAGTAGGCCACGACCACGTCGTGGCACCATAATATGATTCATAAGCAATAGCGATATGAACAAAGCCAGTTGCGTTTAACGGTGCAACTGGCGAAGAAATGCGAACCGCGTGAGCTGTAGGCCGATTCAGCTCAAACTGAGCAGCATACGAAGTATACTTCGAACGGTTTGAACCACCGGCAAACGCCAATGGCCAAACCCACTGAGCAGCAGCTTCATTAGATGTAACTTGACTAGTAACATAACTTGGGTTAAACGCCCAAGCACGCATATTCGTAGCGGTTGTCAAAGCCAACGAAACATTCTCAACATCCTGCGAAGCAACGCTAGGAACAGTGTTGCTATCAGGGATCTTAGCACCCCAACACTCAGGCGAGAAAGGATCTATTTGAGCAAATAGAAATTTCTCACCAGGCTCCATCTGCCGAGTCTGGCGCGGATTACGCATACTCGCCGGAGCAACGCGCCTACCACGCGGCGTACGAGCCGGCGCGCGACGGCGTCGGGTTGGAGTCGATGGACGTCGACGGCGAACAGGCGCACGACGACGAGCAGCACGACGAAAAGCCATTCTATTTTGTCTGTTAACCACCAAGTAAATTGGAAAGTGACAGACTATATAGTCTTGCATTGGAAATGAACACAAGTGACACACTTGCGTTTAGTGATCCGAGTGTAC